GCTCTGGTGGAAGTTCAATTTCTAAAGGATCGCCCTCTAGAGGTTGCCCCACCAGAGTAAAATTACGATCTATATTATCGTAGGCTTGAGGTTTTTTCGCCATCTGCTTTACCACCTTCTATTACTTTAAATCGACTACGGTTTATCTCTGCTAAAGTGTTTATTATTTGTTTCTCCGTGGGTGCGTCCTCAAACAATAATTTACCTACTTCTAACATTACCTTAACTGATTCTTGATTAATAGTAAACTCTTGCTCTTGGTCCTCGTATCGTCTCGTCATTATAATCCTCTGGAGTCGTTATAAAGCCACCTTCACGAAATCTTCGTAAGGCTTGTGTTACAGTATCAACAAAGTCATCGTTTTCCCCAACTGGGAATGCGGCACACTCTTCGATAACATCTTCTGCCCAACGAGTATCTGGAGCCCATACTAAACCACTTTCCATTAAGGGTGCAACTGAATTCACACGAGTAAATTTATCGTTACCTCGACTTGGACTATAATTTTGTACTGGAATGCCCATAGTCCGTAGCTCTTGCGTCAATGGAGTACCACTCGCTTTCGCTTCAATAATTACACATTCCGGATCCCAATACTCATATTCTTCTTTTGCTATACGCTTTAACTCTGGGAATTCCCATCTTCCTCGTCGGGCATCACACATTATAATATTGGCTGGTCCACCCTCTTCTGGGTAAAAAACGCCCCATGTGGTTATCGCACTATAATCTGCCGTTTCCTGTTTTCCAAAAGCTGTGTCGTAACTTTGCATAATGTACGTTAAATTAGGTAACTCTTTCTTTTCCCACTTTTTCCACCAGTCACGTTTTAGAATCGCTGTGGTTTCACTCGTCGGATTTTGCTGCCACTGAGCTTCCCACTTACCTATAGACAATGAAGCCTTAACCGTTAATAATTCTTCCTTCTTCCAAAACTCACCCCATAACACCGTATCATCTGGCATTATCGCTGGAAACTCAACAACTTCCCATTTATCAGCCAATACATCTCGTGCCTGTTGTTTTAACAATTTACCTGTTAAATCAATCTCCGACCATCGCGTCATAACAATTACAATAGAACCTCCAGGCTGAAGCCTTTGTCGAGGTCCAGAAGTATACCACTCATAAGCATTGTCTAACGCAGCAGGGCTCATCGCATCTTGCTCCGAGTGGGGGTCATCAATAATCATTAAATCGGCACCACGTCCAGTAATCGCTCCTCCAACACCAGCCGCAAAGTATTCTCCACCTTTGTCGGTTTCCCATCTTCCAGCAGCACTACTGTCCGATCGTATTTTGACATCAGGGAATACTCGTTTATAATCGGCATGGTTCATAAGGTTTCTTGCTTTTCTACCAAAACGAACTGCCAGTTCGCCAGTGTGCGTTGCCTGTATTATCTTTAACTTTGGGTTTCTTCCCATTAGCCAACTCGGTAATAAGTAACTAGCAAATTCTGACTTCGTATGTCTAGGAGGCATATTAATAATAAGACGTTTAAGCTCGCCTCGTGCTACACGGTTAAATTTTTCTGCCATAATCTTATGGTGGCGACCCTCAATGAAATCTGCCCAAACGGCTTTTGTGTATTGTAAGAAATCTTCGCGAGCTCCGTCAGCCGACACAATCTGTTGCTGCTTCTCTAATAACTTAGCGTATTTACGCAATACTTCTTCAGGTACGTTTAAAGGTGTTCCATCCATAATTTTAAAATATTATAAAAAATTTAAAAGGGCAAGAGGACAATCATCATTGTTTCAAAAAAGGGGGTGGGGGTAAAAAAATAATTATCTGAGGGGTAATGATTTGTGGAAAACCTGTACAAGGTGCTGTGCATGTACACGTCCTCTCTGTCTAGGGGGGTGACCGAATCATTAACATGTTAACAGTAGTAGAAACTAGCTAGGGGTACCTCAACCCCTAGCTAGTAATTAGTTAAGCGTTAGGTACGAGCGTACCGTACGTATTGCCTAACATGCTACCCTTGCTACTACTATATGCAAAGTTACCTATTAGGATTGCGTTGACTGCGTTTTGATTTGCATGCAATGCGTTGCCAATACTTAGTATGCTACTGCCACTGTTAGCGTGAGCTTGTTGGATTGCACTTAGCGGGATAGGTACAAGCGTTGTTGGCACTGTTGTACTAATTGGCAACGGTTGCTTTTTAACATGACTACTTGGCAAAGTTAAACCATTAACACATGACCATAATATTTGACCCCTATGACCTAACTTGCCACTAGTTGGGAACATTGCTTGGTGCATATTGCCACCACCGAAAAATACTGTTTTACCTTTTACAGTAACCATTGCGTTAGCATTTAATAGTAATGACCATTTACCTATACCACCATTAGCCTTGATAAACGCTACTAGGTTGGTAGCTTGTTGGTGACTGTTTTTTATAGTTACTGTTGGTGTGTAACTTGTTGTTTGTGTTTGCATTTTAAACCCCTTTGGTTTGTTAACTTGTTAAGTTTATATTAAGTGGCACAACGCCACACCTATTTATATCACAACTAGTTTTACTTGTAAACCCCTAAATACAAATAAAGTTAAATTAATTTAAATAACATTAATATTAAAAATAATAACACTGCTAACAACGCCATTATTTAAGCCTATGTATATATATAGTATATAGTCCTGCTATTAATAGTAACATTCCCAAGCTAGCGATAAAACCACATATAACCGTCGCAGCCATAATATCTACCGTTGCATACTTTAATATTAAGTAACCACTTGCGACAGCAAATCCACCCATTAAAAACATTATTACTCCCATTACTTGCATTTTAAACTCCATTAGTTGTTGTTGTTAATAACTTTAATTTAACTGTTTACAAAAAAGACACAACGAAGAAGTTATCATTAAGATTAATTTATATTTAATGACTCTTATTGATTCAACCAATATGTGTGATTTGATAATGGTTATTGTATATGTATATATGTATATATATGTTCCTGAGTCTAATTGATTCATGTTCCATCCATCTCCATCCATCTCCATCCATCCCCCGTCAGGGGAAAAAAATCCCGTCAGGGAACGAAACTTAACATGTTAAGTAAACAGGTAAATGAAAGGGACGAAGACATAAGCCCTCGCCCCGAGTGATGAGTGTTAAGCCTTAGGGATAACGAAGAGCTCAACGAAGTTTTTACCCCATGATGCTTTGGAAGGTGACTGTCCGCCATTGAGTGCGTCAAGTAGACCGTGATATTGTTTAGCCTTGATTATCTTATGGTCAAGGTCACAAGCCTGAAGAGTATATGTTTCATCATTTGATTGGCAATAGATTAAAGCCCACATGACCCTCGCACGCTTTTCAGTTTTCTTAACACCATTTTCGTGATACATTGACTTCTTGGCTTCCCAAGGAAATGGAAGCTCAGCCTTGATATCAACACCACCAACCAAACGAATACCGACATTGTTTGGATTGCCACCTGCGAACTCTTGGATAAATGCGATAATGTCCGACGCCTTGACACCTTCACGACCCTTGATACGTTCAGCTGATAACGCTGTAATGCCTGAGTAGGATGCAACTGTTGGAGCCTGAGTTGCTTGCTCTTTTTTAGCTGTTTTAGCCATTTGATATCTCCCTTTCTGCGGAGTGTGTAAAAGACTTAAGTGCCTTATTACTTATATAGAATAGCAGCTATTTTCGCTGATGTAAACCCCTATTTACTCTTAATGATGATTTATTTATTTCGTCCAGAGTCAAATAGACTCGCCGATGGTTTTTGAACAAGTTAGACTTGCCGATTAACATTGAACAATTTGGACTTTTTCCAGAGTCTAATAGACTCGCCCCGAGCACATTTGATCAAGAAGAGCTTTCCATCCATCTCCATCCATCTCGCTCAATAACCGACGTCCATCCCAGATCGGATCACGGTCCATCAATCTCGGTGCAAGGTGCTTTCCATCCATAATTAATATAGAAGCGGACGAAGGATGATGAACCAAGTTCCAAACGCATCCACCAACCCTCGTTCTTGAGGTCTGCCATGCTATTTGGAGGGGACGCCATTTAGGGAAAGACTTGTCAGTTCTTGTTGTTAAAACCTTGAGTTCAATCCAGATCTCTTTTGATTCATAACAACCATTAAGATCAGGCACTCCTGGAGACGCTAAGGACTCCAGACGTGACCAATGAACATACGACTGAGTATGCTTTTTTATTAGATTCCAAAACTGGGTTTCAGGTTTCATACATATTCCTCTGCATTTACAGGACACATGAAGTCATGATAATACTTAAAATCAGTAATCATAAAGTGGTCAAACGAGCCTTTGAACAAAACTGCCCAGTCACCTTCTATGTGCTTATCGTATCGTGTGCTTTTCCAAACTGTTATCTGTGGCTTGGGGATCCTTTCACGGTTAGATGGAAACCACGCTAAATGATAAAAGTAATCGCAATCATCATGCACATGATCGGTCTCTTCAGTAGTTGCCTTTCCTGATCCTCTGTTGTTACACTCCATAAAATGTAAGGCTTGTTCAGTAGCGAGGGGGTGCTTGTGATTAAGAATACAGTGCAAGTGATCTTGGGCTCCTGAGGGGTAGCCGTCCCAATGCCTGTAGACAATAACTGTATTGTGAGACGATGGGGTAATATCACCTCCTGGAAAAGTCTCAAACTTATAACATGCTCTTGTTGCCATTATGATTCCTCCCCATCATAACTTTCTGGGTGAGGAACATTCGCAAAGGGGTACTCTTTTCGTAAAGGGTTGCCCGACTGGTCGTACTTGCCCCAATAAGGATTGGGATACCAAACATCACGACCTGAACAAATCCAAGGATAATTTGTATTTTGCTCGCCTATTATCCTTGCGTCTTCTTTGTCCCAATCTTCTTCGCTGGTGTAATTAAAATCATTATGCTCTTGCTCTTGCAAGTTTTGGTAGTAATTCATTTAGTAACTCCTTAATAATTAAAATTTAACTTAGTTTTATTATAAGGGTTTACAACAATGGAGGTAGCTGTTTTTAGTCTTTTGCATCTTTACTGCTCGGGTGTATTTCAACAGACTCAACATCTATCGCACCTTTAGTCGCATTTATCAAGGCTGGGAAGTCTTGTTGTATTCTTAGTATCTCTGCCATTACTTCCTTCTTATCCATCTGGTCAATCTTACCCATTAATATCTCTTTTCTATCAATGTATAGACCACCTGCTTGTCCTCTTGCTTTTTCAGCAGCGACGGCTGAGGCGTAATTTCCATTCTGCAATGACTCATCGCGAATCTGAGCTAACTTCCTGACGTGGCTTTCAAAAGTCACCTCGTATTTAGTTTGTAGCTCTGTTTTTATCAGATGGACTCTTTCCAAAACTGCAGGATAGTCTCGTCCGTTTAACATTCGGCTTGCGATAGCATGGGCATTAGACTCTGCGTACCCAGCCCTCAAAGCAGCTTCAGTCTGTGTTACCTCTTCGGTTGCGTATATCTTTGCAAACTTTTCTTGCATAACTGTGATTCCAAAATCTACCTTTGGATTAGCCACTATGTCAAGAAGTTTCTTATGTGTTACTTTCGCTTTTGCCATAACGATACAATAACTCTGACTAATAGGGATGGCAAATGAAATCGACTCCTAAAGTTTTCCGCAAGTTTAACTCTTCGCGATACGGAAATAATAGATACTAAGATATTGTATATTGGGATATCTGAAATATAATAACGACAACATTTTGAAATCGTTACTATATAGCAGAGTTCATGGTTAGAGGTTGGTGGATACTCCAGCAAGGTGAGCTGCGAAATAAGCGAGAGTGAAGGCTACACACATAAGATATATGATAGCCCACAACTCTACGAGAATATAGAGTGCTATTTTCATTTGCTTTCCTCCTTTTCAAAGCCAAAGTTGTCATCTTTGACAAGATGCCAAAAGATATTTTCCAAGTCTTTTTCTATTAAAGGTATTTCTTCATGGTGAAGCATGATTGATTTGCACACATTACGGTGACCGTCACAGTATGAGTAAGTACAAATGAGGCTTTCTGTTCTTAAATCGGCTACCGTTGTAAAAGCACGACCGTCCTCAGAACATTGATAATGACAAACTGGAAAGTCGGTGTGCCAAACTGCACGCCTGTCTAAGAAGGGACCTAGCCCTGAGCGTCTACCGTTTTTGTATGCCCAGACGTGTAAAACATTACTGAAGTACTCATGATAGGTGATACCTAAATTATTGAATTCATGGTTCATTAGCCGATCCTTTCTGTTGGTTTACGATTTTCATTAAAAACTTCTACGAGAGTTTTTGTTTCTCCAGTTTGTTGGTTGGTCAACTGTTCCTTATGACCACAAGGTAGACAGAATTCTAGCCATTGACTGCCTAGTATGAGATGGTTGGTTTCTGTTTTTTCTTCACAGATTACGCATTGATTGGACATTTAGAACTCCTTTAAGATGTTGTATTTACTTTATAATTAATAGTAGCAAATACAACGTCTTAGGCTAGTTTTTTAACCTCGTGTGATAAGGTTTTAGCTCTGCAGGAGACGACTATTATAGTCCTCTTTTGCTAGAGATCTTTCGTGTTCATCTTTTAAGATCTCATAGTCTAGTCGTTGTTGGGCTTGCTCACGTGATGAGAAAAAGCCTAATGGATTTAGTTTTCGGCGATGCGTTAGAACCCACACACCATCTTCAGAATGGATACGGTAGTTAATCATTGTCAATCCCCCACTACTGCTGTTAAATATTCACGGTCTATATCTAAGACTTTTGCAAAATCAAGTATTTCAACTTTTACTACGAAAGGCTTATGAACTTTGTTTAGCCTATTCTTTTCGCTCATCATAGTAACCCTATCTTTTGTAACCATGTACTCCACTTCACTATCCGGATAAGTAACCTTCCATAAGTATCGCATACTTGGGTCCGTTACTAAATCAAAAACAGTTGGATCGGGCTTGCCTAGTTTATCATAACCACACCCTCCACAGACAGGGTGGTATGCAAGACTTTGTTTAGTCCCCCAATACTCCTCGTTGCATTGGGGACAATATAGTGATTTAGCCATTACGACACCTCCAGTTTTTTGCTAGATATGCTCTTGTTATACATGTTAGCAAGAACTGAGTTACGATCTAACAATGTTTTTATCTGATCTTCAAGACTGCGTATGACTGTAAACTCTGGACCTTTAGTATCTTTTAATGCTAATCGTTTACCCTCTTTTATACCTTCCATGAATCCATGGTTATATACGGCAAAGACTGCATCTTTAACTTGAGGTACTGAATCAATGATATCTTCTGCTTCTACAGGGTAATTCATTACAACTCCTCCAGTTCTTTGAGCAGTTGATCTTTAGACAGGTGGTCAAACTTTTTATCCATATTGGCTTCTGTTGGCACACCGACCATTTTAGCTAACCGATCTAAAGTAGCTTGACCACTGCTTGACATACGGTCGTACTCCCAATATAAATCAATTACACATTTTTCTATTCTAAGTTGCATTTACTTCCTCCCTTTTATATTTCAAAGCGTAACGCTTGACTTCATGATAAGTACCTGTGAAATAATCAAGTACTTCATACGCTGCAGAACCCCACACAAAACCATCATCGTAATCAGGGTAAATAGTTATATCACCCACTTTATTACCACTCATGAATTGGGCAGTGGTCCATCGTATAATAACCCACTCTTTTTGCATTTATCACTCCTTTAGTTGTTTACTTACTTTTATTATATAGTGCGATTTTACTAAATGTAGTAAAAAGTAATCTATTTAATCAACCAAACGACAAGTAGAAAAAATATTACGGATAATATAATCATTGGGCTTCCCTCCGTTGCAATTCCTCAGTGTACAGCTCAAACATCAAAGCGTCTCGCTGGCGACGAAAAGGTATTTCTGCGTAACGATCTATATTTTTACGGATAGAAGAGCTATCCATCTTGGCTATATCGTTAATTAATTTCTCACGAACGGATCGGTTGCGATAGGTCCGTTTGCCTCCGACCACTTTCATTTCAAGCACACTCATGAGAGAGCTGCTCCAGGCGGAGCTTGCCTATTATAAGGTATCTCGGCTTTTACTTCGGTACGATCGTACTCAAAAACATATTTGTCCTGCTTTCCAAACTGCCCATCTAAATATGTGGCATGTCCATACCGAACTCGGTAGCGTGCAAGTCCTAGCCTTTCGTAAATCCTTTTGGCATGGGAGGCTCTTACTTCGCCTATGTCTAGATCGTGAACATCGCCGAGAGGCTGAGGCACTTGGTTATTTAAACTCACAAGTTTTGTAGATGGATAGGAAACCATTATTTCCCATACCTTGTCTTTTACCGACCAAAACTCTACCATCCACGCATTATTATACTCCGTCATAGGGTTCGTCCTCCATTTCATCATTATAAAACACAACAATAGAATGTATTCTATCACTGTTGGGATGATCCCCATTTCTTTGGCTCATTATCTTTTCGTAATCAGATTTGTCTGCATACGCCCAGTTAGTATGACCAGTTATTTCTTCACAACATTCATCAATGCTGTCTGAATTGTATTTACCCATCTTCTCTCTCCCATTTTTTAATTTGGTCTTGTAACCCTTCAGCACATTCATACCTACCTTGAAGAATTGCCGACTCCCTACTATCATCATCTTCAGAGAGAGGATTATCTCTTACGCTATTAACTTCGTCTCGCAACCATACTTTTATTTTACGAAGTATATTCTGAGTGTCAAGGTTGATGTCGTCATTATCTACTAAATGACTATTTTGTAATTTTGCCATTGAATACTTCCTTTCTGTGAAGTTTGTTTATACTTAAATTATAGCAATTTTGGGGGTCGTAACAATAAAATAATTATCGTGAGTGTTCCGTAGATTAAATTTACTAATGTTTAAGGAACTCTAAATCTTGCCCTGTCATGCAAATCAATTAAATTGATAAGGGTATCTACATAACAGACATCTACAGCTTTGAAGCCACGCCACTCACCGACGCACTTGTACTAGACAAAGGAGCTGAGTTCCCCCTATGTCAAAGGTATGTTGACTATTATCTGAGCCAACATATCAATCGCGAAAGCAATTAAATAATCCATTTCACCACCTCACTATGTATATCTTGTTATTGTTGACATGTTGAACAACAGCATCATCTCCTGCCTTGGGAAGAAACTCAATTATCTTGTAGCCGTTGTCTAAAATATCTTTTTTTAACTCACGGAGTTTCTTGGTGTTTTTGAATTTTTGAAACTCAAGAAACAAATCCCGTATTCGCAAATAAATCTGGTAGGTCATTTAACTCCCCCTCGTTAATAAAATTAAGAGCCAGAACAATCTATCCTTTATATCGGCTGGGATCTGGCTCCCAATAAATAGTTCCAAAAGAAAGGATACATACAGGCAACTCCCGTCGGAGTTGAAGTGGTTCTATTACAGTAGCGTCACTAATATCCCAGCTACTAACCTTTTCTTTTGGTGCAAGCTAACTTACAAACTAATTGTACTAAAAACTAACCTCTAAGCAATTAAAAAGTATTCTTTAGTACTCATCCCTTTCTGGTACGTTTAATCCTTGTATTCTAAGCATTGCCTCGGCAGTTAACATAGCCTCATTATACAAGGCTCTGTCTTTTTGCTTTACATACTCCATAAAGGCATACTGAAAGGCGTAGTCATCTGATAATACGGCAATTTTAGTACTCAACTCCATGACTTCCCTTGCAAGGTGCAAAGGACCCATTGGATTGCCTACTCGTTTTTTAGCCGTTTGCTCAACGGTTGGGATTATTTTATTTAAATTTTCCATACACGTTCCTTTCTGTGAACTTTTTACTATATTATAAGTATAACTTAGGAAGTTTCAGTTGCAAGTCTTGACTTATCATACTGAGTTTTTAGTATGTGAAAGACCCTCTGTCTACTTATGCCGTGCTTTTTAGCTATCGCTCGCATAGTCATCCCCTCGAAATGTCGAGATTGAAATATGTCCCGAGCTCGCTCACTTTTAAAATCTGTTCTGTGTTTCCTACCATCTGGTAAAGATTTAACATAGTTACTCATGCAGATTTTAAAAAGAGAAGCACGACTTATCCCAAGATGTTTAACTATGTCTCCAATGCTGTCATATTTGTGGATGGCTTCCATTAGTTCTTCTTTTGAAATATCGATAGTCATATTATCCTCCTTGTTTATCCCAGTAATCATCATCTCTATCATAAGGATGACGAAGGTTTGTTTGGGTTGTCATACCCTCTTTTTTATCACTGTCCCCTTGACGAATGGTCAATCGGTCTCGCTCTGTTACAGTTTCGTAAAAACTCAGTATCCATTTTGTCGCATGTTCCATGCTAGAAAACATACGAGGCTTTGTGTGTGATAAGTTATCATTAATTAACACAAAGCCCTCTTCTATTTCATAGATAGACCATCTAGGCTCTAGTTCTTTCATATTATATTATACTCCAATAAGGTTGGTTACGTTTTGTCCACTTAGCCATATACATTTTCTCACCTAAATAGTAACTGCGATAGGCTTGTATTGTATCTGGTTGTTTATATATATCAGGCATTGCCTGAGGTCGAGTAGTAAGTCCTTGAGTTGTTAAGTTTGTTGGGGGACAACGCAAGGAATACAATATAGATTGTGACTTGTGAACTTTGCCATATCTATATGTGTATTCTTTAAATAACTGTTCACCTACTTTCCACGCTAGTACATAGTTTTCTATTGAAGCACCTATCCACAGAGTGCAGGGATGCTTTTGGTGGACAGGTTTGTAGGGGCTGTCATTATCGTACCTGTCGTGAACAGTGCATAACATCTGTGTCATTTCTAAGGGCATCTTAACAATATGTTTGTCACAATGATGCTCTGCAATTTTTTTGGGGGCGTTTGCTAACCAGAATATGTTCATATAACTTTTTGCATCTCCCAATTATTATCGCTTACTGGAAGGCTTACCGTAAGCTGACGATTAGGGGGCTGACATACTGCATAAATAATAATCCTAGCATTAGGAAAGGCTGTCTTATGCAACCTATAGAAATGCTGAGCTTTTGCTAGTGTTTTGAACTTACGAGTTTCATAACTACCACGCCCCTTGAACTCGGTGACGGTGTAACCTATAGTATACCTAAGAGTTTCCTCCTCGTAATCTTGCCATGTGTTAGTAATAATATTCATAACATACCTTTCTGTGTATGGTTTGTGTATACTTTACTTATATAGGGGTTTACAGCAAGAAACAAATAATAATTGGTCTAGTTACTCAAATTGCGATTCCGTAAAACTTCTTTCACAGGCTCAAAGTCCTTCAACTCACTGAAATTGCTAAACAAATACTGGACTCCAGTGTTCATAATTATTTTCATTTGAGTGTTTGCGTCAGCGTGCTTTTCACAATAGAGAACTAATTCTAACATGTCTGCCATCTTTAAACGAGCTTTGTCTTTTGGGCTAAGTATAAAAGTCAATCCAAGGTCTTCCATCACCTTTGCTTCTGCTTTTTCAAAGGCTCGTTTGACTTCAGGATAATCCCATTTCGCTGTAGCAGGAATATCGCCTAAGACCATCTCAGGAACATCGTGGTATAGAGCTGCCATGATTAACTGCTTCGGTACATTTTCCCAAAGTTGGTCAATAAGTATAGCTACTGCGTATGAATGTGCTCCCACTGTCTGCCTCAATCCTTGTATTGGAACGGTATGATATCGCATAAGAAACTGTGCATCATAAATAGTATCCAGGCTTTTAAAGTTTGTTGTTCGTTTGTTGCTTGCTGTGTCCATCTGCTTTTCCTCTTGTCCACGGTTTATCACTAAATGTTTTCTTTGCCATGCCCCAGCTCAAACCAAACTCAGCATCAACAACGCTAGGTACTTTCATTTCCACACAGTTTTCCATAACTTCTTGTATCCTTTTTGCTTGAGCTTCACTTTGTACAGACACATCTAATTCATCATGAACTTGTATCATTGGCACTATGCCTTCTTTGTGGAGAGCTACCATCGCAGCTTTTGTTTGGTCAGCAGCACTCCCTTGAATTAATTTGTTCAATGCCTTATAAGTAAAGCATCTACGAATCGCTGGTCCGTGTTCATTGTATGCTTCTTGATAGGGTAATGGTTTGAATGTTCCATAAGCGTTAGGCTCCCATTTATCAAACCTACATCTACGTCCCAATAGCGTTCTTATAACACCTTTTTTACTTGCTCGAGCTGTAGCATAATCAGCTAACTGCTGGACAAAAGGAACTTTGCCATGATACTCGGCGAATAAGTCTTTGGCATCTTCTAGTTCAAGACCCAACTGCTCAGCAAGTTTATTCTTACCCATGCCATAGAACAAACCTAAATTAATATCTTTAGCTTGCTTACGAGGCACTCCCACAATATCAGCTGCCATCTGGTGGAAGTCAGTATGCTTGTCCTTTTGGTATTGCTCAACGAAGTCCATTGCACCTTTAAAGTCTAATAATCCTGCATAATGAACAACTAAACGAGGCTCTTGGCTACTGTAATCAAACGCCCCCCATAACTCACCTTCTTCAGGTAAAAACAAACCACGAATTAACGGACCTATTTCAGCGTTACGAGCAGGGACTTGTTGAAGGTTGGGGTTACTGTAGCTAAATCGACCTGTAACTGTCCCACCCTCATCACTGCGAAGTGGATGGGCTTCAGCAAATATCCTACCTTTATGTTGGTGCTTGAGTATAGTATCTATAAAAGTTGTACGAGCCTTATTAAGTTCTCTTGCCCTAACGACGGCACGAGGCAAAGCGTGCTCGTGATTGGCTAAAAAGTTTTTAGTGAAACTTGGTTGCTTAGACTTTTCAGTAGTTGGGTATCTTAAATCAACAGCATCAAAGGCTTTTGCAATACTACGAGCAGCCCAGATATCAATACCCTCACCTCCCACTGATTTTAAAACTTCTATCTCTTGCTTTTCAAGCCTCTCTTTAAGCTCTTGTGCTTTTGGTAAGTCCACTCGTACACCCTTTTTTCGCATAGCAAGTACGACTTGTAGAACATTTGTTTCTAATTCAAATATGTCGGCAATATCTTCTTTGATAATAAGACCTTTAAATAACTGCCATAGCTTCATTGTCAAAGCTGCATCTTGTTCAGCGTAAGCTCCTACAAAATGAGCAGGGAGTTTATACATTTCACTTTTAGCATTGACACCAAACTGCCTCGCAGCTTCTTGTAAATCTTTTTCATTCTTACGCTCACCAAGATAATCACGACCCAAAGAGTTAAGAGCATAGCTAAACCTGTTTTCATCAAGCAAAGCACCGACAACCATTGTGTCAATCATGCGACCTTTTATATCAATACCTTCTTGCCAGAGCCAACCAGCGTCATACATGGCGTTGTGCATAATATAGTCACGGTTTATGCTACATAAGTCTTTAACCCACCTCATCGTCTGATCAGGGTCAAGGTTAGTGCCATTCTGGTGGCGTATAGGAAAGTACCATGATTCGCTGTGTGTTGCTACGGCAACTCCTATTATTTCGCCATCACCCCTAGCCCACCCAGAGCCCATTGTTAAAAGGTTTGGATCACGTGTTTCAAGGTCAATAGCTATTTCTTTTGCTTCTCTTAAATCAGGGTAGCCGTCAGGCATAACCCACTCAGTCGGTGGTGTGAATAGGGGGAATTGCATTTTGTACCTTTATAATCATTGGCTGTCCGCAACTGCAGATAACCCATTTATTTTTAAGTTTACGAAAAGTAACTATTTGTTCCTTTTGACAGTCTTCGCAAACGGCTTTTACTTCTGTGTCTAGATCAGTCATCACCTATCATTTCTGCCTCAACCAACAACAGATATCTACGCAAATCACGTATATCATCTAGTATGCCTTCGGGGCGTTGGTCTTCTGAGATAGCTTTAAATATATCATAACTGTGTCCATCCACTTGGTTCTGAAGCCTATCCCATTTACGAGCAAGCATCATAAACGCACCGACACCCCCTCGCTTTTTCCAACTGTCGCCGTACGACAGTTCGGCTTTATGTAATTCTATTACATCTTCATTTGCTAAGTCCTTAACTTGTTCTATTATAAGGCTATATCCCCTATCCATTAAATAAATCCTTTCTACGGTTTAACCATTCTAAAGTTGCTACGCACCAATCATCTGAACCTATCCGTTCAGCATTAGCATATGCTTTTTTCCAGTCTTTGTCTTTCCAAGCATTCCATGTTTGTAGCATAGGCTGAGCAACATTAGCGAATATAGAGTTTGTCCAATCCTTAGACACTGCTCGGTGTTGTAACCACAAAGTTAATTCATTATCAAATGTTTTAATATCATCAATCAACGGAGGTAAGGTGGTAAAATTTCTAGAGGCATAAGAATCATAGTCAAAGTGCATACCTTCTAGCTTTTTTAAAGTAAAATCATAAGCGTGTAGATTGTTAGAAAACTGAGTATATGTTCCCACTTCTACACCAACCATTGTAGCAATATACTCTTGTAAGAAACTCATATGCACAGCATTAGCTCCACAAGCTCCCCATATCAAATCATTACTACGATTGCACACTGTCATATCCAGCATATTGTTTCGTATGTAAAAATAAATGTGAGTATTGCAAGGTAAATCCCTAGACTCATTGTCCTTCCGTAGGTCATGCACTGCATCCCACATACTCAAGACAGTCCTACGATCGTTAGGATACTTTCTTAAACGATGTATTACTGTTTCAAATTGGTCTCTTGCAAAGTACCTTCGCCATCGATAACCATAAGCACCTGACACCGTATGCTTGTCATTACTGTATTGTTCCATTTGTTTATTGAAATATTTTATAAAATATAAATCATTACGCCCATCAAGCATCCACATACTTTCCATAAAATGGAAGATGGGGTTGGCATCACGCTCAGGGTAAAACAGTACCCTTTCTTTTGGGTTGTTGTATGTAATGATACAAGGGTTAGGAAACTCTAAAGCTGGTCCATTCCTAGTTTCAACTCGTACACCGTTTTCTTCAATAGATTGTTTTAT